GGCTGCGTACCTCTTCCGTGAGTCCGACCTGGCGGGCGAGAAATGGTACGAGATCAAAACGCCGGACGGCCGGACCATTGACACGCGGGCCTACAACCCCTTTGCGGCCTACCTCTTTATCGGTGACATGGTGAAGCGCCTGCGGAATGGCACCCTCTTCCACCCCGATACGAAGGCCATCATCCAGACATTGACCGGCGCCAACCTGCGGGCCGGGGCCGGCCTGGAGATCGTGGACCGCGCCCTGGAGGGCTTCAGCGGCATCGAGTCCTGGGACCAATTCATGCGGCAGGCGGGGAAGACCGCGGGCGAGACGGTAGGCGGGCTGCTCACGCCCTTGCAGCAGATCAGCGATGCCATCGGCCAGTTCGACCCTGAGCACCGCATCGTGCGGAACACGGACATGGCGGGCTTCTTCGGGGGCCTACAGCGCCGGATACCCTTTGCCCAGACCCAACTGCCGGCGGCCTATTCGCCGGCGCAAAAGGGGCCGCTTACTCGTGAAGACCCGGTCATCCGCCAACTGACTGGGGTATCGGTCGTCAAGGCGAAGAACCCGGCCCAGAAGGAGCTGGACCGCTTGCAGTTCCTGCGCTCAGAGATCGTGTCCAGCAGCGGCAACCGCGAGTTCGACAACCTGGTGTTCAAGTACATGGGCGAGCTGGTGGACGAGGAGCTCTCGCCGTTCGTCCAGCGCCCGTACTATCGCAACCTCCCCGACCGCGCGCGGGGGGAGTTCCTCAGGGGCAAACTGGCACCGTTGAGGCTTGCGGCCAGGAAGAAGGCTGCGGCCGAACGGCCCGATCTGTACCGCGCCGCCTACGAGGAGCGTCGGCCTCTGCGGGAGCGGCTCGCGACGCAGGAACGGCGGGCCGGATAACCATGGAGGTTCGTTGCCAGAACCCGAAGTGCCGCAAGCTCTTCGCCGAGCGGCTGGAGGGCAAGTTGTGGATCACGTGCAGCCGGTGCGGGCTGCGGCAACATCTGGTAGTTGACAAACCAGAGGCGCAAGGCGTATACGTAGCAACGAATAGCGCAACGTCATAGAGTTGCCGGTGGCCACCGTGCCCGGTGCATAGGGACGGTGGCCACTTTGGCAGACAACGAGCTCGAACAACAGACCACAGCAGCACCGCAGGACACCCTTGCGCCTGCGGCCCCGCTAACAGACCAGGAACCGCCTTCCCCGGAGACTGCTCCGGCCCAGGAGGCGGTTTCGCCGTTTCGGGCACCGCAGACTGACGAGGAGTGGCGCCAGGTCCTCGCTCATGACCGGGTGCGTGAGCACCTGGATCGGCTCACGCAGAGCCGAGCCGACCGGCTTCTCGCCCAGCAGCGGCGGCAGTGGGAACAGCAGCAGCAGCAGCAGCAGCAGCAGCGCCGCGTCGAAGAGATGGACGACGATGAGCTGGGGCGCTACGTTCGGGAGAACACCAAGCTCTCCGCCGCTGTAGAACAGCAGCAGCAGGCAGCGCTGCAAAGCCTGTACCAGGGGACAATCGAAGCTGCCCTGGCCATCCCTGACGCCCTGAAGCTGCCCGCCGGCGTGGTCGATCGGGCCGAGTACCGCAAGGTCGTCGGCAGTGCCGCCAAGTTCGAGGACATGGTCGCCGCGGTCGTCACGCATTTGGCTGAGCGCATGGCCGAGCAGAAGTCCGATGCCCTGGCGGTCAGGAAGGCCCAGGCTCTGTACGAGGACCGCTTGGCCAAGGAGCGCCAGAAGGAGAAGTCCCCCGACGTGTCACGAGGCACCCCGGTAGCCCGCGGTGGCGTGGCCTTCCTGGAGAGCTGGAACCGCATGACGCCACGGGAGAGGCTGGCTTACAAGGGCAGCAACGCCGCCTGGCGCGCCGAGTTGGACGGTGCCATCGCCGAGGCTGAGGAGGCGACCGCGTGAACGCCTGTGATGGCTGCTCGGATCGCGGCCAGTGCTGCCGCTACGTCGAGCTGCCGGTGCCGTATCTCTACAGGATAGGAGAGACCCGCGAGGCGCACCTTGGTCGGCCCCTGATCGACGATGAGATGCTTTGGCTGAGGCTGCATCCCGGCCTGGTTATGGATGGCCGCGACGCGGTGCGGTTTCATGCTGCGGTGCCATGGGAGTGGCGAGGCGGCTCGATCCGCTTCAAGGTCCCGTGTTCTCGATTGGCCAAAGACGGCAGGTGCCAGGTCTACGGGCAGCCCGAGCGACCTCGCATGTGTTCTATCTGGCCCGATGATCCGATCAACCAGGCGCCGCCTGGCTGCGTCTTCCTGCCGATGGCGGTAGGGATAGCCGGGTAAGGCAAGAAAGGAAGAGGGAGTATTACGGCTGGTACGCTCACAATAACCCAGGCGGCATGCCACATCCCGGAGCTGTGGGCTTCGTCTACGAGAGACGCGGTCGAGGCCAACATCGTGATCGGGGCGCTCGTCGAAAGCGATGACTTCGGCCTGAAGGACCTGGTCGGTGGTCCGGGGGACACGTTGAACATCCCCTACATCTCGAACCCGACGGCCAACACGAAGACGGCCAACACCAACATCACCCTGGAGGTGATCGGCCCGTCCAGCGCGGAGGCCTCGCAGACGTTCACGGTGGCGACGCACCAGCACGTGGGCTTTGCGGCCGAGAACATCACCGCGGTGCAGAGCAAGACCGACCTGATCGAGAAGTACACCGGCAAGGCCGGCTACGCCCTGGCGGCGGCGGCCGAGACGAACCTGCACACGCTGCCGCAATCGTTCTCGCAGACGCAGGGCACCCTGGGGCTGGAGCCCACCTACGATCATTGGCTCGCGGCATCCCAGGCGCTGGACGATGCCAACTGCCCCGAGGGGGACAGGTTCATCGTCGTGCGGCCGGGGACCTACTACAGCATGCTCAAGATCGACCGCTTTACCCACGCCGACTACGTGGGCCCGGCGACGGCCGGCAGCGCCGTGCGGGAGGCCCATGTCGGCAAGATTCTCAACGCCCAGGTCTACAAGACCACCCTGGTCCGGGCCCCGGCGGGAGGCCAGGCCGACAACTGGTTCTGCCACAAGAAGGGCGTGTACTACTGCTCGCAGCAGTTGAAGACCAGGCCCCCGATCTATTCCGTCCACCAGGACGCCGAGGTCGTGCTGGCGACGCACATCTACGGCTACGCCGAGGCGCTGCAACCGCCCATCACGGCTGGTGGCGGCGCCGCGACCGACGTATTCAACGTGGTGGTGTACGGAACGTCGTAACCATGCCGCAGTTGCTCCGGTTCCAGGAGAAGGAGCTGTGCCCCGTCTGGCGGCAGGCGTCGGTGACGGTCGACGCTGACGTGGCGATGGTGCGCTGCTCCTGTCCTGCGGCGCCCTGCCACGGCTTCAAGATCGACGCCATGCCGCTCACCGCGAGCTCCCTGCAACAGCACCTGGCATGGGCAACGTCCCGCATGATCGAGCGGCTGGGCATCCGCGGCTACCAGCACAACGGGGACGAGATCGTCGTCCATGGGCCCACGTACAGTTACCAGCTCGACTCCCGCACCTTCGACCCGTCCTCTTCTCTATGGGCCGAGGCCAAGCGGCGGGGTGACCCCAGCCTGGTACTGCCGTTCGTCTTCGAGATGGATACCGTGGCGCCACCGCCCCTGCGGGACTACATCCTGTGGGGGAGGTTCTTCGCGTTCGAGTGGCGTGTCCGTAGCAACCTGTCGGAATCAGGAGGGGCCACATGGTAATGGCACCAGAGGCCCCGAGCCTCTATCCCGAGCTGCGTGAGGTAGAGGCCCCGCAGGCCAAGGGGCCGCACGGGTACTACCGCCGCCGCAGCGACACCGACTGGATCATCACAGCGGGGGCCTGGCGCTCGTACCGCAGCGACATGGAGTACAAGGGTTACGAATTTCTGGCCAAGTACGGCACATTCACGAACGGCACGTTCCGGGGGAAGCCACTTGAGAAGGACGCTCGCGGCGGGCCATGGAACCCGGCGGACGAGCCGTGGCGACTGCTGTTCCAGCGTGGTGGTGCCCACGAGTTCCCGGTGACGCAGATCATCGCCTACCACTGGCACCTGAGGCCGCCTTACCGAGAGGTCCAGTTCCCCCAACTCGTCGGCGTGAAGGTGACGGATTACCGCTGCCCTGAGTGCCCGAAGGAGGTGCTCTTCTCTGCCGTGAACCAGCGCGAGGCGGCCGAGATGCTGCGGCAGCACCTGATGTCCCAGATCAACGGCCGTCATTCGTACCGCCTGGCCGATCTGGAAGAGTTGGGCAAGATGTGGGGCATTGAGTTCGGCGTAAACAGAGTCAGCGTCAACAGCCCCCTGGCGGGCACCCACGCCGAGGCCCAGGCCGAGGAGGACGGCGTAGCGTCGCTGGGTGGGCCGCCCGAAGAGCCGGAGTTGGACTTCGCCCTCAAGTGCGACTACTGCGACTGGGCACCGAAGAAGGGCCGCCAGGCCAGCAACGCCAAACGGATGCACCTCTGGCACTGCAAGGCAGCGAAGGCAGCGCTGCCGGCAGCGACCGCCGAGGAACCCGCCGAGTGATCACGCAACGGCGGGGCATCGTGAGCTTCCCCGCCGAGATGGCCCATGAAGCCTGCTGGCCCAAGGCAGTCATGGCGGTGGAGAGCCGCTACCTGCGTGAGGCCCTGGCCAGGGCTGCCCACGAGATGAACCGCCTGCGCTCTCTGGAGGGGCTGGAGTACCGAGACGAGGACGACGTTCACGCCTACGGGCCGTTCCCGACCCAGGAGCGGTTACAGGCCATGCTCTGCGCAGCGGACATGGCCGTGACCCGGCCAGAGCACGGCGGCCTGGTCCTGGAGCGGGACTCGTCGCCCAGCGCCTTCGCGCATTATCTCATCGTCGCCAACTACCAGTACCGGGCTGCCCGCCAGGAGCGGGTGCCCCTGAAAGGGGTGGCCTAAATGGCATACGTGAACTGGGACCGCCGCGTGCGCAACGGCTGGACCCCCGACGACTACACGGCGGATCAGTCCGCCGACCCCATCTTCGCGGTGGTGGCCGGCAACCTGGTGGGGCCATTCTTTGCCCGGACCAGAGTCGTCTTCAACGGATCGGGGACCGCCGCCATCATCATTGTGGGTGACGACGGCGACACGGACCGTTTCTGCGCCGATGGGAACATGGACGAGGCAACGACAGGGGTCTACATGTTCCTGGGCGGGTCGGGCTCGAACTACACCGCCCTGGGCCGCCATCTGTACACGGCGGCCAACAACATCGACGTGGGCTTCACGGCCAACACGGCGGGGACCCGCACCACCGGCACCGCAGACTTCTGGTGCCACATCACCAGGGAATACCCCTACTAAGGAGTGATCGCAATGGCTGTATGGGATGTCCAGGGCGCTGGGGTTACTCTCCCCTCGCTGAACGCGGGCGCGGACGGCCCGGCGGCGCTCTCTCGCAGGGGCGAGCAGCTCACCGTCCCGTGGTATCAGGAATGGGTCAACAAGGGCCGGGTCTACCAGGCGAGTAACCCGACGGTCGGGACGGCGGTGGCCCTCAGCGGGACCGGCTACGTCGCCACGACGCCGGCCCTTCTGCTCACCGTGCCGGCGGGCACGACCGCGGTGCCCCTGCTGGTCAGGCTCCGGCAGGGTGGCACGGTGGCCGGTGGCGTCATCACCGTCCTGATCGCGGCCGACACCATCAACC